ATGGAGAACTGAAAATATCGAATTTCTTTGTCTTTGGACTATTCTTGAACATAACTTGAGTTATTGTTTGAGACCCCTAAGGTACAAAAAAAACTCCAGATTACAAAATGTCAAAGAACGAATGTATGTTAAACTTTTAACGAGGACACTTTTTCAAGTGGACTCATATATTGTTAACTCGTAGGTGAGGTACGGCGTACCTCGCCTACATTTTCAGAAAAAATTATGAAGAAAAACAATATTCCAGTACGTTCTCGTACTTATAACCCTAACAAGGGTTATCATTATGCCCAGCATAAGGGCCGTCTTCTCTTCATGACGCTCATTATGCTGCTCGGCATCGTTTCACTTCTGCAGATGTTATCTGATCCTACATCTACCTTCGGTATAGGTGGCACAGGAGTCTCTATGGCTTCGTTCGTTGCGCTGACATCTATCGAAGATGTGACAGACCGAGATACCCATGGTTCTGCCATTGCTTACCAGGTGGTGCTGGTTCCAACATCTCTGGTCGATATAACGAAGGCGTTCCCTCAGCCGGATAAAGACCGCATGGTGAAGGCTATTCCGTTTAAAACGGCTGCCGCCGACACCCTGAAGGCATACCTCTTCGATGCACACGATATTCCTACGTTCACGGCTACGACAGAGAAGGGAGATATCACGACATCTGGCGAGAATAACCTGGTAATCATTATGGGTGGTACTCGCGCGGTTCTCTATAACTTCATCGAGCAGTATGCTGGTGGTAAGTTTATCATTCTTTACAAGCATGTAAAGGATACGCAATGGTATATCGTCGGCGAACCTGAGCGCCCTATGATTCTCAATAACACAGAAACTAAGGATGATAAGGATGGCCGATATACAACCTTCACCTTCAAGCGCACATCTGTAGACCTTCCTTGTCTGTATGCTGAGGATCCTCTTGGTGTGACAGCTGTCGAGGCTGCTGCTCATTCAGATACGGCTCCTGGCACAAAGCAGAATACGGCTTCTGGTTCTTCAACCGGTAAGGCAGTTTCTTAATGTTTTCATTTTATTTAATTATTGGTTAGTTTTAAAGGTGTGTCGCCACAAAAAGGTGGCGCACCTTTTATAATATATATAAGGTATGATTAGTAGAAGAGAAAAATTGCAATTATTTAATAAGCTTAGAGGAGTCGGACACGCTGAAGCCGACCTTGCTCTCCTGGAGGATGTAAACCCTCGCCATCCTAAACTTACTCGTTTCGCCCGCGATCCGCAACGGTATGCAGACGAAATACTCTACGCTCTTTTGGATGAGTGCGATGAAGGGGATATCGTAGATCATCGAATTTATTTCGAGAAATTAAATGAAACTATTGACGATACCCCAGCTGATGATGGGCAGGGACCAGCAGATGGTTCAAGTAATACTCCAACTGGAGATGAGCAGGGACCGGAAGGCGGTTCAAGTAATACTCCAACTGGAGAAGAGCAGGGACCGGAAGGCGGTTCAAGTAATACTCCAACTGGAGAAGAGCAGGGACCGGAAGGCGGTTCAAGTAATACTTCAACTGGAGAAGAGCAGGGACCGGAAGGCGGTTCAAGTAATACTTCAGCTGAAGAAGAACAGATACCTGCAGATGGTTCAAGTAATACTTCAACCGAAGAAGAGACTCCTGAAGGTGAAAGTCAGCAGGAATCAGAACAGCCTGATACTGCCGACCCTGACGAGGACTCAAAAAAAAAGTAGTTCAAAAAGAAGAGGAATATCCTAACATCGACTGGGATAACCTCTATAATGAGGACGTGCAGATGGCGACCGTCATTTATAACGACCGCATCAACACATGGCGCAAGATGAAGAAACTCGACGAACTCCTGGACAAGAAACCAAAGGCGAACGATGTGGCTGCCATGGCAGAACTCCGCATCCGCAACCTTCAGGCATTCGATGAACTGAAGGCTTACAACGATACCGGAAAGTTTCTATACAAGCATCCATTACTGAAGGGCAAGTCGGAATTCGATGAACTCGTGAAGCTCTTCAAGAAGGACCCTGCCGAGTTTCTTCATAAACACAAGAACGTGCTCGATAATATCAAGCGCTATAAAAGCTACATTAAAAGAGATGATCGCAAGGACAAACGTGCCAGCGACCGTGAGAACCTCCAGCGTCATCAGGAACGTGAACGTATGTTCAAGATGGTAATGGAACAATATAGTGACAAATCAGATAAATCAGATAGATAAGATGGATAAGACGGAATTACGGAAGATTGCAGAAACCTGCGTCTCGATGGTGAAGAACGGAGGTGTACTAGAGCAGGCTCAACTCAAGGCAGACGAGAAGATAGCCGAGTTGGCAGCAAATGGCGACCTCGATGCCATCAAACTACTGAATGAGCGGATGCAGGATCGCGAAGAACTGAAACTTAGAAAGGAGTTGTTTGGCGTATGAAAAGCGAGATAGAAAAACTGGAGAGCGTTCATCCAGACCTCATAACCACCTTTCTGACTACAGGTGAGGGCAAAGGCATTCCAGAGGATGTGCAGACCTTTCTGAAGCAGCTGCAATGGGCAGTCGAAATCTACGAGTATGAACGTAACATTACCCGTGGCGCCCGCAAACTCAAACAGCGTATTGCTTCGCAGCAGAAGATATCCCTCGATGTGCGCACCTGTATGACTCGTATCAATCAGGCAATATCTTACTTTAATGTAGATTGCAATGTGGCCATAAAAGTCTGGGAAAATGATTTTGCCAACAAGTACGAGGACCTTGCCAAGCTCTGCTCTGCCAAGCGTGACTATAAAATGCAGAAAGCCTGTATGGATCAAGCCCTGGAATGCCGCAGACGTGCGTCCGAACAGGCAGAGGCAGATAGAGATCTCGGAGTTGTGTTCCTCATTACACCAGAGGTTACCCCGGAAGAGCTAGGTTTTCAGAAAAAGAACCTCAAGGAGATTGCCGGCAAGTACAACCGCGGTTTTTATATATCTCTCATCGATGGTTTGCCTATTGAGAGTTCAGAAAAGAAACGTTTGCTTCGTGATGCAGATATTCAGGAAGCTGAAATTGTGGAGGATCTAAGTGATGAGCCAACTGATTTTGAATGATAATACTATTGGCGATTTCGAGCATTACTACATGAACAACATGCAGCTGCTTGCCAATATCATCGACCCCAATATGCTTTTTGCCGAGGTTGCCCGTGCCGGAGGTAAGACAGAAGGTGTGACTGGTCCTCGCCTGATACGAGTTGCCAACGATATGCCAGGGGAGCTATCTTTTCTGGTTCACAAAACCTACGTGGCGCTGATGACCAACGTCTGGCCAAACATCCAGGCGTACTTCTCTCGCCAGGTAGTTGTGAACGGGCAGCAGAGATCCATGTTGGAATATGGTATTGATTACGTAGTAGGAGAGAGCACGCTGCCTTCCCACTTCCGGAAACCCCGATACCCGATTGCCTATGCCAAGCATAGCGTGATATTTCGGAATGGCGCTCACCTTCAGCTCGTATCAAGCGATCAGCCGGAATCCGTTGCCGGTAGAAATGCCGTGCACGCCTTCGTGGAGGAGATGAAACATAATAGCGGAGAGAAACTTAAAACCCGACTGTTCCCGTCATTACGTGGAGGTCCAGCCAATGTGCGCTGTTCTGCTTATTATGAGGGCGTTACAGGTGTGAGCGATACCGCGCGAGTTGACCTCGGCGAAGACGATTGGTTTGAGGATTATGAAAAGAAGGTGAACCCGAAGCTTATCGAGGAGATTGCTACCGTGTCGCTAGAAGTCAATAGAAGTCTATATCGTCTCTTCGTGCTCAAGCAGCAGGAACGAGACTCTAAGGATCCTGTTCTCCTGGAGAAGATGCGACTGGAGTCTGTAAAACTTAATGCCTTCGTGGCGAGATGGAAACCTCGACTGGCAGATATGCGCCGTAATGCCATCTACTATATTCGCGCATCTTCTTTCTGCAATAAGGATATCCTGGGACCGAAGTTCTTCAAAACTCAGTTGGACACTCTTGATACGGATGAGTTCCTCACGGCTATCTGCGCCATCCGCCACAAGGAGGTAACCAATAAGTTTTTTATCAACTACGACCACGTAAAGCATCAGTTCAAGGATAGCTATAAGTATGAGTCCATCCTTCGCCTGAATCTGAAGGATAGGTTTATCCTCACGGCAGAGTATCTTCTTCATTACGACCCTCAGGAACCGCTCTATATGGGATATGACCCTGGCAATTTCCAGTCGCTCATCGTTGCTCAGAAGAAAGATTACGGCAGGCGTCTCGACATCATCAAGGAGTTCTTTGCCTTCCTGCCCAAGGATTATAACGACCTTGTGGCAGAGGTGCACCAGTTCTTCGGATCTGCAGCCGTCAACAAGACCATCTATCTCTATCCAGACCGCGCCGGCAATAAGCGCAGGGAGGAGCGGGAACAGATAACTACCGACTCGCTCAATCTGAAGGCAGCTCTTGAGTCGTATGGCTTTATGGTGATACTCTATAATGAAGATGCGCCTACCATCTACCATTGGCAGCAGTTCAAACTCTGCCAGATGTTGTTCGGAGAACGCAGTCCGCTTCTGCCTGTCATCCGTATCGACGAGAACGAGTGTAAGAACCTCTGTTCTGCCATCATGATATCTCCTCTGAAGAAAACGGACGGAAAGATAGAACTTGATAAGAGTTCGGAGAAGAAACAGCAACTGAAGAACCAGGCAGGGCTTACCACACAGCTGCCTTCTGCGATGATTTACCTGCTTTACGGCCTTTATTCTGATGCCGTGAAGGCGGAATTAAGTACATATCCTACCGATTTACCGGATAATTTCGAGATATAAACGCAGAATAATGCTGCATTTCTGCAGTAATAATTTTCACGAGAATATCAATAATTTACGGAAAATGAAAGGGTATAAATGCTAAAATGCTGATAATCAGCCCAAGCGGACCGGCTGGGAGAAAAACTCTCGAAATCACATCACCCAAACGTGCACGCACCGCTGGGAAGGGAAAGAGAGGTGCAGGCCTTACGTTTCTCGGAAATATGACGGGGAACAGGTGCAGCCGGTCTTTTGCAGGGCAATAATTTTTCACTATCTTCGCATCATTATGAGCAAGACAAGTAAGAACATCATCATGGATGGCATCACGGCACTCCAGTGGGCCAGAGAGATCAGTAAGCTACCCGATGGGGAGTTCACCCTGGTTTTCTTTCCTTACTCAAGGTCGAGAGGCGAGGCGAGCGCAAAGCTTCAGGTACGCCGGCATTGTAAGTATCGAACCCAGTTGCCGAAAGAACGTTTCGCCATCGATGGAGAGAACTACCTTCTCTATACAGACGAAGATGAAGAGCCGAAGATGTGTTACCGGATTCTCATCAGGTACATGGGTTTCCCTCAAGACGGATTTAAACTTCACAAAATAAATTGGTTATGAAAGAATACGAAATAGACATGTATGGCAACGCCGGCATCTACCTTGCCGATGGCAATACCTTTACCTTCCAGCTAGGTGAAGGCGACTCCATCTTTGGTGCAGACCAGCTCTTCCAGTCGCCACTCCTGGAGTCTCCGTTCGGTGGCACACTCTGGATGCAGCAGCATCATTATCTGGGCATACAGGGATACCAGGTGTTGATGCGTGGTCACAACAACCAGCAATGCGACGAAGTGACCAAGGAGATTAAGGAGAACCGACTGCTCCCACGTCTCTACTCCAAGGAGATCAAGATGCTCTATGGCCATGGACTCGTAGTATACAAGCAGGCTATTGAGAACGGCAAGCTGGTACGCAAGTACGAGGAACAGCCTGAAGTAATGGAATGGCTCGACTCCTGGAGTTCCCGCGGCATCCCTTCAGTCGAGGAGTTCTGTAAGACCTGCATCAAGAACTTCTATTACTTTGGCGACTTCTTCGTGAAGTGGCGCTTCACCCGAGGCAAGATAATAGGTATGGGCAAGCCGGTGGCTGCGCTTGAGGCGATGGAGAACCGCTACTGCAGGCTGGCAACTACCCGCCAGGATGTTGCTTCAGAATTGATTTCGTACGGAGACTTTAAGCAGGTTGTAGTAGGGCGATTCGCCTATGGCTTATCGAGTTACTCGGTTTATCCAAAGTTCAGCTTTAACGAAGTTGACAACTACCGGTATGCTGCGATTTCTCATCACAGAGAGAAATCAGTAGACGAATTCTATGGAGCCAACGAAACGCATCAGGGTGCTCGTCCGTACATTCAAGGTAGTAACAAGACAGCCCGATACATTAACAGTTTTCTGAAAAACTCGCTGGCTGCAAAGGTGCATGTCATTATACCGAACGCCTGGATTCAGAGTAAGCGCACCCAGATGACCAAGCTCTGCGAGGAGAACAAGCGACGCAAGGCGAAGGGCATGGAGTTGCTGAAGTATAACGGTATCGATATCGGTACAGACTTCAAGGAGTCGTGCATGGTACGGTACGTCCGTGACGAGGTACGCAAGTTCAGCTCCTATCTGTCAGGTGCAGACAATCAGGGCAAAGGTTTCTCTTCCATCTCCTTCATGGATGCCCAGGGTCACGAGCAGTCGTGGAAGGTGGAGACCATTGACCTCAAGTATAAGGAATATATCGAGGCGCTCATCTCCTACGACAAGCGTACCGAGCAAGCCCTTCTGTCTTCGGTAGGTCTCGATGCAGCCATATCTGCAGTAGATAAGGATGGCGTCATCTCGAAGAGTGGAAGTGATACCTATTATAATTATCTCATCTACATCATGTCGCTCACCTCGGAGGACGAAGTCTGCGCAGAACCGCTCAACTGGGCGTTGCGCATGAACTTCCCGGAGCTCTACAAGCAGGGCTGCAGGCTAGGGTTCTACCGCGAGGTTCCGCAGAGACAGGAAGATATAACACCATCCAACCGACTTAACCAACAGCAGGCATGAACAAGAAATTTCAACTCAATCAACTCTTCGCCAGTTATGCGCAGTTCTGCAACTGCGCACCTGGTGCAGATACAAGCGCCGACTTCGACAGCCTTCAGGGCTCTGCCGTAGCCGCACGCAAGCGTATTGTTGCCATCATCGGCAACAATACGTTCTCCGATATTGTCGGTATCGAGGAAGAAGAGAGTGGCATTAAGGATTTTCTCCGCGCTGCCATGGCGAACCTCACGCTAGCTACTCAGATTATCTTCGATGCCGTGAACCGCAGAAAGAACGATATCAATCTCTACAAGTACGAGATGGAAGGCATGAAGCGCTCCTATATGGAGAACTACTTTAATGCGATGGATTCGTTGATTTCCGAACTTACTGAAGAGATAAGTGCCGATGATCCTGCCGATATCCGTCTTGCCATGGAAGACTGGCGCAAGACCAATTACTACAAGATGCTCGGCAAACTGAAGGTAGTTACTGCCGATGAATTCGATGAAATTTATCCTATCGACCTCTCGTATCTCTTCTTTTTCCGTTGTGTTCCTCTCCAGAAAGAGGTGCTCGATGAAAGCATAGGCGCCTACTTCGACCGGCTCGAACAGGGAGGAGAAGACCAGACGTTTGCTGAGTTTGCCCAGAAGGCGTTGCCTATGCTCAAGCGTGCCCTGGTGAAGAAGACCGTGGCGAAGGCTCTCAGGCGTTTCGATATCCTGGAGTTTCCTGCCACCATCCGTAACCTCTTCGACGACAATACCGCCACCCGCTCAGGCAGCGACGAGGCAAGCCGTGCGCTACAGCTCGCCTCACAGCTAGACGGGGAGGTGGAAGATCTGCTGCATAATGTGGATATGCTCCTCGATGCTCAGGAAGGAAACGATTTTCTTTCCTTCTCTGCCGAGAACCGTCCGGACGACAATATGTATTTAATGCCATAAGCTTATGAAAAAGACGATAACCGTAAGAGCAAACGGAATAGAGCATGAAATTCCGAACTCCTGGGAACTACTCACTTCTGACCAATATCTGAAGCTGGTGGAGCTGCTTTCTCTCATGGAGAGTGGGCAGTTTTCCCCAGGTGCTGTGAAATGTCTGTTTCTCTGCTACATGAAGGGATGGAACCTGAACAAGATTAAGCGCGATGAGCGAACCCTGGAGAACTTCATGTCTATAGCCAGTCAGCTCTCGTTCATCTTCCAGGAGAAAGATGATAAGTTCGTGCTCGATCTCTGTTTCTGCCGGCAGCAGTTGCCGATTATCTTTATTGACAAGAAAGTCTATTATGGTTACGAGGTCAATACAGATTTCAGTTCGCTCACCTGTTCACTCACGGCCCTTCAGTATATCGAAGCGCGCCAGCTGCTCGATATGGGCGAGGAAAGTCTTCCTCTGCTGGCTGCGATACTCTACTTCGACAAGAAAGTGTATTCCTCGGAAGAGGCGCAGAAACTCGCTCTGAAGTTCAAGAAACTGCCTGTCAATACTCTTCGGGCGATAGCTTTGAACTTTACTGCAGTAAATAATTTCCTCTTCTCGAAGACTGAATTCTCCCTGCTCACCAAGTTTATACCCAAGGAGGGCAGCAGTATTACTACCGATGCAACCGATGCGCTCTACGATCTCTCCAAGGATGGACTGGGTAATGCCCGTCAGGTAGAACAGCTGAACGTGCTTACCTATCTCCGCATCCTCAGAAAGAAGACCATCGAGGGAGTAAAGAGTCTGAAGGCTACCGGTATGGAGTTGGCCAAGATAGCAGACGAGGTAGGGTTACCTCTGGAGATAGTTAAAAAGATTATATAACTGAGGCAGGGAAACAACCTCTCTGCGACAAAATTATAAAAGCCTATGTTATTGGATTTATTCGAATATTTCGCCAAATTTCCTGCTACTGCAGGAGTTACGAAGGGTATTGCCAACAAGGGCGAGAGTAGTATGGAAGAATATGCTACCGTGCTCAAGGCAATCAAGGAGATGCCCGAGAAAGAACTGGTTCCGGAGATAGAAAACTACGTTTACGGCCAGTCGTTCGACGAACTGAAGCAACGCATCGATAAGCTTACCGGTTCCTTCCTGTTCGTAGATTACGGAGAAGTGGATATGCAGAGCGATGGGCGCCGGAGTTTCCAATGTACCCAGCGTATAGCCGTAACTGTAGCGATGAAGTTATCTGCTCATGCCGATATGCTCGAACGAGTCATAGCCAACGACCGCACCCTTCAGATGCTTTCGAAGGTTCATGCCCGTATCATGGCAGATGTGGAGACAGAAGGACTCTACTGGATGGACCGGGAGAGTATTACTACCTGCGAGATCATTCCGTTCGTATCTGCAGAACTCCAGAGCTACGGCTGGACCCTCATGCTTTCGGCTACAGGCGCAGACATCCTGGATGTTCACCGGCTGTCGCGCCAGATGATGCGCTAGCGTCCTTTGCGGCTCCGGAATATTTGTGTAATTTTGCAATGTCTAAAAAACATAAGGCCGAAATGTTATGAAACAATATAAACGAAATATACCGATGATAGCAATCACCTCGCTCCCTCTGACGGCTGTGTCGGAAGGATTCCAGTATGTGTATCAGGACTGGGAGTTTGCCAAGTGGATAGCGATAGCCATCTCTATCGATACCTTCCTGGGTGTATGGAAACATCTTATTCACAAGGATGCGTCTAGCGAATCCTTCTTCTCCAGGTTCACGAAGAAGATTGTAATCTACGTCTTCCTGATGATCCTGAGTAATTTTGCAAGTCATGCCACCGTAGAAGGCTCTACCGTTGGCCCGATGCAATGGATAGGAACCTATATCTGCGTGTTCATGATGGTACGCGAGATATTCTCCATTATCGAGAACATACAGGCTATATATCCGATATTACCGAAGAACTTCGTAAAGCGTATGAAGGACTTCAACGACAAGGGAGATTACATCGGCGGCGGACCTATCAACTTTTCAGAAAGAGATGCGCCCGATGATGCATCATAGGTATACATTATTATAAGATATATAAAGGTATGGCAAATAAAGCTCAATTAGCCTTCGCCCGTCAGGTGTATGCTGCGGCCGTGGAGGCAAAAACAGAAATAGATCCTGCCTTCGTTACTGCCCAGGCTATGCTTGAGACAGGATGGGGTTCAAGGGTTATCGGTAAGGCTAACCTCTTCGGTATTACCAAGGGCAGCCAATGGAACGGGGATATCGTCATGGTGAAGACTCACGAATATTTCAAGACTCCTAAACAGAAGTTCAAGGAGCCAGACTGCATCGTCTCCGTGTGCAAGGTTGCCGGCAAAAATCTCTGGTATTATACCGTGATGCGTGCCTTCAAGGATTTCGACTCTGTAGGCGACTGCCTGAAGGAACATGAACGTCTCTTTCAGAAGTCGGGCTATAAGGATGCCTGGCCATACCGTAAGGACCCGTTCAAGTTTGCCCAGAAGATATGCGACGCGGTAGGGTGCAAGTACGCTACAGATCCTACGTACCTCACCACCATTACCTCTATTATCAAGACGATCCAGCGGAAGTGTGTATAAATTTTAAGTATTTTTGTTGTTATTTGTTGTTAGTGTGAATAGGTTTATAGGTTTTATTAAGGTTATTCTTCTAGTGCTGATTCCGCTCGCCCTGGTTATGGCATTCAAGGAGTGTCACGAACTCCGGGGCGAGTCGGAGCGCACGAAAGAGAATCAGGATATCCTCCTTCACAACGGCAGGGTAGAGATAGGACGGACGCAGTCAGGCAGGCCAAGAGCTTCCGTGCAGGCGATCACGTTGAAGACGTCTGACCTAAAGCGTAACCCCGACTCTCTCCTTGCCGTTAACAGGAAGGAACTCAAGATAAAGAACAGCCGGATCATGGCGGCAGCTACAACCTCTACCACCACCAAGGTAGACGTGAAGGCAGCCATCCAGCCGGTTCCTCACGATACATGCAGTCGAAGTCTTTCCGGTTCCTACCGACCGCCCGACGTCTCGCAGACGGTATCCTGGAGTGATCCATGGATAACCCTGCGGGGCGAAATCGAGGGCGACAGCATGCGGGTACATATCGAGAGTCGCGATACCCTTCAGGTGATTGTTCACCGTGTGCCGAAGAAGTTCCTCTTCTTCCGTTATGGGACTAAGGGCGTTCGAATGGAGGTGGTGGGCCAGAACCCGCACTCCCGGCTCTCTTATCCTAGGATTATCATGTTTAAGAAATAGTTTAAGTGTTTATCATTTTTATTTAGGCTGAATTTTATATTAGAAGTATCTTTTTTATACTCATGATTATTAGTTACAGTTATAATCTTCAAACATGGCACAGGTGTGTGTTCTAATTCTCATATGGAAATCTATCGTTCTTGTTGTAGAGTACGGTGATTCAAGTTTATCAAAGTTATCAAAAAGCCCCGGTGCGAGATGCATCGGGGCTTTTTCTTGCTGTTTTCTGAAAATAATCAGCAAAATGTTTGATGGTTTCAGAGAAAAGTGCTATCTTTGCAGGCGTAATGATGACATTGAACTAAGGTTGTGTGCAGATTGAGCAGAGTTTGTACATAGCAAGTGAAAAGAAATACAGCTGTGTGGCTCGTGCTGAAGGACTGCTCTCCGGATGCACGAGCCCTTTTTTATGATTATGAAACCAAACTATAATGAGGATGGTTGGCCAGAGGATCCGAACAGTTATCCGGACACTTCAAGTCATGGGGAGAACCCCAAGAAAAGATAAGGCCAGCATGATGACCGTAGTCGTTGCACTCACTATTACCGAGGCGATGATTGCGGTCATCGCTCGTTTTACGTATCGGTTCCTTCTGTTAAGGCAGGCGCGGTTATACTCTGTGGCGTTATGAGCGCGTCTGATGGATGATATTACGAGATGATGCAGGTATTCATCGTTTGCCTTATCATCATCCTGCAAGTCCTTGTTCATGGCCACGTCTACCAGGTCATCTCTCAGCATCGTGGCAGCATCATCTCCCAGCGCCATGAAGTCGTGTACCCACATCACCTTACAGAATAGGATGAGCAGCGCCGTTCCGGTTCCTACCCATAAAGGGAGGGTGATGGCCACTAGCATCAGGGTCATCTTTTCTGTGGCAAGGAAAGCCGTGAGTGCCATGAATACCGTCATAACGAAGCCTGCCAGCGTATAGTTGCGGTCGGTTGACTTGCGATACTGCTCCAGTATGCTGCTGGCTCTCTGGTCTGCCCGTTCCAGCGCATATCTGGCAAGCTCCATGCTGGCAAAGGAGGCTGCCTTATTACTTATTATCTTTTCCATACCTTATATATATTAATAGGTGAAACATATCTTTTCTGCAAAGATACGCTTTTTCCGCTTATTTCCCGTATCAAAACGTTAAAAATGAGTTAAACATAAAAGAAAGTTTATGTTTTATTTGGTCATTAAAAGAATTTTATGTACCTTTGCATTGTGAATAGATAACTAGATGTTTAACAATTTAATTTTAAGCGTATGACACAAAAAGAGTTAGAGCAAGAAATTAAAAGAAAGGAAGACGAAATCAAGGCTCTTCTCGAACTGAAAGACTTGGTCTTCGATTACGAGAGACAGATTGATTTGAGACTCGCAGACCTTTCTAAGCTCTACAAGCAAAGAAAAAACTAAAAAGTCCTCCCCTAGAGGGGAGGTTCTTTAAACAATATAAATATAAGAATATGGAGCATATTAAAGAATTAATGGCAGAGTACATGGCATTGGCTAGCAAGCAGGATGTCAAGAGCAAAGAGCGCAGAGACGAGATTCATCGCTATCTCAGCGCAAATGCTACGGAGGAGGATAAGAAATATATTAGTGAGGTGGTTGTAGATAGAGTAGCAAACCTGAAGCTGGAGGTTGCCACTTTGCGTGAGCAGCTTGCAGAGACAGATTATAAATTGCTTCCACTAAGATACATCGCACAGAAATACTTCGGTAAAAGCGCTGCATGGCTCTCTCAGCGTCTCAATGGCTCAGAGGTTCGTGGTCATGTTTATACGCTCAATTCCGAGCAGAAAGATATTTTCAATCGTGCCGTCCAGGAGATTGGACAACGCATTAGCTCTTTGCAGTTAGCATAGGGTTATCTATTCACACATCAGCCCCGGTGCAGCAATGCATCGGGGCTTTTTCATTCCCACAAACCCCTCATTTTTATGCTCTACAACATATTTAAGTGTTAATTATTCTCATCGTGAGAATTTTTCTCGCAAAATATTTGGCGGTTCCGGATTTTCTTCTTACCTTTGCCAACGCTTATAAGATGATAGTAGTCTATCCGGCAGGGCGACCGTTTCGCCTATGGCTTCTGGCCGCAGGCTTTTTTTATGCCTAATCGGGAAAAATATTTTTCCTAACTGGGAAAATATATTTTCCTAACTGGAGAAATAATTCTCACAATAAATGGCGGCTGCATGAACCGTAAGATTTCATTTGTCCTTCCGGATAAGTCATCATCTTATAAGCAACGGGGAATGCAGCCGCCACCCTTTTGTACAATCGGCTGTTAATGCTTATAAGATGATGCGATATGCAGAATTCTATTTTAATTAGTGATGCTCAGGTGCGCCCTGCAGGCATCAGCGTAGAGGAGGGCATGAAGGCTCTCAAGTGTGAAATCAGGAAGCTCGCCAAGACCAAGAGCGAGACCTTCTCCTACCTTTGCGGGGAGGCGGTTACGTATGGCGAAGTAGCTATGACCATGGCAGGTTTCTTCGCCTTCATGGCAGTAGCTGTATTAGGTGGCTTTCTTATGGGAGGGGAGGTGATGTAGCTATGGCAAAGATTGATGTAATAGGAGATGTTATGGAGCGTCTTGCCGAGTACAAGATGTTCTATCCCGACACTACGATTACCCGTGTAGGTCTCGCAGACTGCAATTCTATCTCTCACAAGGATGGTCTGGAGCTGAGCAAGATGGTATGCCACATGACGCATAGCGGACTGCTTCAGTTCAAGATATTCAAGAACAGGATGTATATCTTCAAGTCGAGAGCGTTCCTCAAGGTGGCAGACGGTTTCAAGAAGGGAGCCAAGGTAAGGTTCCATGATCCCCGCACGCCCGATGACCACCGTGAGAGCGTAATTCTTGCCGACGGAATGCGCTATGATGGCGGCATTCCTTTCATCTGGACCGAGGATAGCGATGCCGACTGTTTCATGGAGTGCAACACCTTCGCGGTATATTGGCGCCCGGTAGAAGACAAAAAATAACTGTCTTTTTCAGATTAGAGAAAAGTGAGTAATTTTGCAGTATAAATACTATAATTTATTGATTATGGATACAGACAGGCAAAATAACTACACAAGCTATCTAGGCTATTTGTCTTCGAGTGGGACCACCTATCGCAAGATAGGGCTTGCGGCAAAATACGTCCTCACCTTCCTTGAGGAAGCTGACGAGATCAGCCGCAGGGGTTACCAGAGATACAAGCGTGCTCACGCTTCAGAACTTTCCATCATGCCCGGTGCTACCGATGCCATCCTCGACTTTCTGTCGTTCATCGGCGTAGGCTACAGCCGGGCAAAGCGCAAGGTGAAATCGCTGGAGAAGAAAGAAGATATCTGTGCACGAAACGAGAAGAAGGTGAACGAGTTCATCGAATGGCTGGACACCGAGTCGGACGCCAGCGAACGCACCCGTGAAACCTACCGTTTTGCTATCAGGAGTTTCTTTTCTTATGCCGACGAGTTCAACCAGGAAAACGTGAAGCGGTTTCTGAAGACGCTGGAAGAGCAGAAGATGAAGCCCGCCACCATCAACAACCGCATGTGCGCCCTGGTGAAATACTCCAAGTTTGCGAAAAAGCCCATTTCCGTGAAAAGGGTGAAAACTCAGCGCAGGCTCTCTACAGACAATATACCTACGGAGAAGGAGTATCAGGCGCTGCTGGCTTATCTGAAGCAGAAACCCAACCGGGACCCTTACTACTGGCTGAGGATCCTTGCCACTACAGGCCTTCGCCTGCATGAGTTCATGAAGCTCTCGTGGGAGGATGTAGCCAATGGCGAGGTGGTTCTGAAGGGCAAGGGCAGCAAGTTTCGCCAGGTGTTTTTTCAGAAAAGCCTTCAGCAGGAGGTGAGGGAGTATATGAAGGAGACGGGCAGGACGGGACATCTCTGCATGGGCAAGTTTGGTCCCATGACCGACAAAGGTTTCTCTGAAAGACTGAAGAGTTGGGGTGACCATCTGGGCATAGCCCGGAGCAAGATGCACGCCCACGCCTTCCGCCACTTCTTTGCCAAGCAGTATCTCAAGAAGAACAAGGATGTGACGCAGCTTGCCGAACTCCTTGGCCATAGTAGCTTAGACACAACAATGATTTATCTACAGAAAAGTCATGACGAACAAAAAAGAGACTTTAATAGAAATGTTACGTGGTAGCATAGCGAACGTTCATGCAACTTGTGATTTATTCGAGGATGTGAGCATCTACGATGATACCGGACATGTAGATTTATCCTTCTTAGAGGTAATGCTGAAGTTACTCAATGAAGTGAAATCTGCAGAGCTGTGTCTCACCCGAAAGCTAGCCTATCTGCTTGCTCCTGACTTCGCAGACGAAACCGAGGGCAAGTCTTCCGGCAAGCAGGACGGGAAGAAGCTGTCAGCAGAGGAAGTCCTCAAGCAATGTACGTTCAAGGACAATATGCTCTATCTGCCCAATGTGCAGCTGAGCAGGAAGACCTATGCCGACGTGAAGGTCTGGATAGAGGAAGCCGGCGGCAAGTGGACGGGCGGCAAGGTGCAGGGCTTCAGCTTCGACTTCGATGCCACCCGAGTGGCAGGCATACTGATGGAGGGTAAGCGTTGCAACCTGGCAAAGGACTTCCAGTTCTTTGCCACGCCACCCGAGGTTGCCGACTGGCTTGTATCGCTGGCAGGCGATTTCAGTCCCGACTGCAAGGTTCTGGAGCCTAGTGCAGGAACCGGAGCCATCATCGATGCCATCCACAGGGTGCAGCCAGACGTGGTAGTAGATTGCTACGAGCTGATGCCGGAGAATAAGGAGAAACTTTCCAAGCTGGATCATATCCGCCTGCTAGGCGACGACTTCACCCAGGCAGAGCACTCTTCGGAGTACGACCTGATAGTGGCCAACCCTCCCTTCTCGAAGAACCAGGACATCAGGCACGTGATGCAGATGTACCAAGATCTCAAGCCCGGTGGAACCGTGGCAGCCATTACTTCCAGGCATTGGCAGCAGGCTTCGGAAAAGGCATGTAAGGATTTCCGCGCATTCCTGGAAGAAGTTTCCGCCCAGGTTTACGAGATAGAGGAAGGCGCCTTCAAGAAGAGCGGTACGGGCGTGGGAACTATCGCTATCGTGATTAACAAGAAATGAGTGAAAAATAGCCAAACATCACTCATATGTTTGTCCTTTGACGTAAAGCAAAGATTTCGTACCTTTGCAGCGTGAGAATTTTAACACGTAAAGAATTATGAGACAAATTAAAAACAAACATCGCAGGCGCACGCATCTGCTTTGTAGTGTAGTATTGAGAACGTCCTGGTTTCAGTACACCGGCCGTCAGATGGGCCCGCACAAGACTGAGACAATGTGCTGGCTCGACTACAACCGCAGAGGCAGAATCCGCTGCTACAACGACAGGAAAAATGACCGCGCCATCATCGTCTGGCTCGACGGCAGGTATTACTCAGCTCCTAATACGCGGGGCATATACCTGGAGAGAATCAGCATGAACTTGGCAGAGTACAAACGATTAAATTCACATTAAAAAATGAGTAACGAAAAAGATATCAAGACCGTATTAGACGGAGCAGTAGAAACTGCTAAAGAGATAATGACAACTGAGATATTCCATGCTCAGTTAGTAAAGAACACCTTTGAACTCTCGAAGGCGAGAACAGCCTATGCCACCGAGATTGCCGACCTTCAGCAGGAGTATGACGACACCATGGATGCCATACTGGAGAAGGAGCACCTGGCGAACCTTGAACTCCGCGGAGCCCGCGAAGAGCTCGAAATAGCCAAGGAGAATTACGAACTGACCCTCAGAAAGCTGAAGAAAGAGCGCAACGAGGCCGGGCGAATCCACAACGAAGGCAAGGCTAAAGCCAAGAACCGCTGGGCTGCCGTCAACGAGGAAATTCAGTCCAAGCGCCACAACATCTTCGAGCGCTATAGAAATTCTGGGGGGGTACTCTCGCAAGGTACCGAAGGACTCCTGCACCCAGGCTGGACCAAAGACAAGAAAGGAGAAATGAGCGATGAAGAAAAGTAGAAACTGCAGAAGACGCACAGCTAAGCTGACTACCAAGGATATCTTCAAGCACCGGTACTTCATGGATATTGGCAAAAGTATGAACGCCCATAAGGTGGAACTCAAATTTCGGAGAGACAACAAAATTGTCGCATCAGTTGATTTCATCGAGGATGCTCCACACAAACAGACTATTATCCGATGGTATGATCATCGCTACTATACTCTTCCATATGGAGCTAAGGAGGCTAAGCTACTCAATATGACTTTGGCCAAGTGGAAATCCATGAACAACGGATAAGGGGCTCCAGAGAACAAGCCAATCAGTAACAATAATAATTAAACTAGTAAATTATGGAAAATCAGAATAAAGATGCTGCAGCTAATGTTGTAGCCAACGTACAGGAAGAAAGAATGCACCCTATCTTTGAGGAGTGCGAAGTGATGGTTGACGGCAAGCCGGCACGTGAACACATGCTCAGCATGAACGGCATGTACATCTCGGGCATTACCGATGAACAGCTCAAGGAGATGCACGAGAAACTGACCGAACTGCTGACAGGGGAGAAACCTATGAAGTACTTCTATGCAGAAGTAATAATTCCTTCTAAGGACGGCCACTACGATGTCCGCCACGATATGGTAGCCAGTTCGACTGACGAAGGCACATTCCCGTTGACGAAAACCATTCAAGATACCAGAGATCGGCATCTTGAAGACGAGTCGCTCGATTTAAATCGCATTCATGTTTCGTCTGTCTTCGAGATAAACAAGGCAGACTACAATATGTTCATCGCAACCCGAGTGCTCGCTAACAAAACAGAATAGTAGTTTTCTAGTTTATCATGTTATAAAGTGACAAATATTTAAATTTAGTCAATTCTCTAATTAAAGATGGCTGCCCGTGAGGGTGGCCATTTTTTCTAGAGCATAAATTTGGTTTTTCAGAAAAAGTGGTGTATCTTTGCACCCGAGAATTAGTAACACATTAAAATATACAGATTATGTTAGATACTTTCTTTGGCTTCGTGCAGTTCGTGTCGTTCGTGATTGCGCTTGTTCTTGGACCGTTTGTTGTCGGCTCGAGGATGTTTGCAAAATGGCTTGTTTATCTGACTTTATGTACCATATTTACTCCTTTGTTTGGAATACTTATATACGTAAAGTTCTTCAGGTACTAGTCCTTTGCCATATACTCGTCTGTTATTATATTTGCATTGCTAATTAGTAATGTATAAAGAATATGGTAACAGACAGTCTTGTTAAAAAGAAATTTGTTCACGAGACTCTTCAGGAAGGTATCCTGAAGATATACTCCACACAGGAGAACGTGGTGCGCAGCAACTTCCAGCGCCGTACCGGAAGACTTCTCACCACGCTTTCCGCACACTCGTTCGACAGCCAGATTTCGGGCGAGAACCGCACCATCTTCGTGCGCATCCTTCCTTATCTCCGTTTCCTCGATATGCAATACCGCCAGCGCAACGACCGCATCAGCAAGTTCAAGCGCAGGAACCTTGCACTCTACAACCGTGTGGTATGGGGCGTGCTCTATCACGAGACGTTCCCTAAGCTCCGTTATGGCTTCACGGATGAGATACGCCAAGGCATCCGTCAGGAACTGGAAAAGTCACTCAACCCTCAAAAATCATAAGTTATGGCAAGTAAACATTTAACGGAAGACGAAATTCGCTACACCGTCGATGTGAAGGCGGCAGCAGCCCAAAAGGAAATATACCGGCTGGAGCAGCAGAGCAAGAAGCTGCGCTCCGAGAACAAGGCACGACTCAGCCAGATGATTCAGCTGGAGGCAGCTGGCAAGAAAGAGACTGATACCTACAAGAACCTCAAGAAGCAATATACCGAGACTGGTAAGGAAATTCGCAACCTTACCTCTCAGATAGGCGAGCAGACCAGTAAACTCAATGTGCTTGATATGACTATGAGTCAATTGAAGAAGCAGCAGAAAAGTTTGCAGAAGGAATTTGAAAACACCTCAAAAACGCTCAACCCAAAACTTTATGATATATTGGAGCAAAAGTTGCAAGAGGTAAGCAGTAGAATGGCTGAATTGAAACAGAACGCTAAAAGTTTTGGTGAACTTGCGGCTAGCGACCAAGCTAACGGAATGCTATATGGTAACATGATGACCAAGGCAGCAGAACTCTTTGGTAGTTACGCACAAGGTTTCAAAGATTCCGTCAAAGAACTTATTGATGGTGGCTTGGAGATGGCAGAAACCGCCGATGGTGTGACCAAGGCTTTCAAGGATATGGATCAGCCTGACCTCTTGGAGAATCTTCGCAAGGCAACCAAGAACACAGTCAACGATGTTCAGCTGAAGACGGCTGCCGTACAGGCTAAAGATTTCCGCATTCCACTCGAAGACCTCGGTAAGTACTTGCAGTTTGCCCAACTGAAGGCACAACAGACAGGTCAGTCGGTAGATTACATGACCAACAGCATCGTGACTGGTTTGGGTCGCAAGTCCCCATTGATTCTTGACAACCTGGGAATATCCGCAGCCGAGATTTCAGAAAAGACCAAGGAGACGGGCGACTTCATGAAGGCTGTGGCAGAGATTGTGGATACCCAGCTTGCCGAGGCTGGAGAGACCTATATCAGCGCAGCCGACCGGGCAGCCCAGAAGACGGTAGAACTGCAGAACGCCCAGAAGGCTCTGGGAGATGAAATCCTCCCGCTCAAGGAACAATGGGACGATGCCTATGCAGATATGCAGCTGAACACTATCAGTCTCATTTCCTGGTGCGTAAAGCATCAGGGCGTGGTGAAGACGCTCGGCATTCTGCTCACAGCCTTCACGGTTGTTGCGATAGCTACCAGCAACGCTATCAAGACGAATATCGTCGTGACTAAGGGCGCAGCTGCAGCCCAGCAGGCATGGAACGTAATCTGCGCTACCGGAACCGGACTCATGAAACTGCTGCAGGCGGGCTTCTACCTGCTCACGGGCAGGGTGACGCTTGCCAAGAATGCCTGGACCGCCATGAATGCAACGATGAAGGCAAGCGTTTTCGGGCTGATTGCTGCAGGTGTAACGGTTCTCTCCCTGAAGTTATGGGATATGCACAAAAAGCAGAAGGAGGCTGCTGCATCGGCTAAGGAACTGGAAACCATGGAGCGAGATTTGAACACCCAGGTGAACGAACAGACCGCCAAGGTGAAACAGCTCAACGAAACCATGCGCAACGAGAAAATCTCCATGGACCGCAGAAGGGAGGCTCTCAATGAACTCAAGAAGATTATTCCTGGTTATAACGGACTGCTCTCTGAAGAGGGAAGACTTACCAGAGACAACAAGGGTGCCATCGATGACTATCTCGTTTCTCTGGAGAAGGAAATCAAGTTGAAGGCATACAAGGACAAACTGGTGGATCTGTATAAGCAGAAAGGCGACCTGGAAGATAAGTGGGATGAGCAGAATAAGACCTATCATGATGTAAAGACAGATAACATCCTTCATCCACAGAACAGTTTTATGAGAGGTGTTTCCAAGTTCTTCGGTACAGATACGGAAACGAATGCCGCGAAGGCGCTCTACAAGACTGAGCAGCAGATAGACCGCGTAAACGGAAAGATAGACGAGCTGAACTCCAAGATTGCGGATATCGGTATTGTGACTCCTAAAAAAGCCAGAGGAAACGGCGGTGGCGGCGGTGGCGGAACGGGCAATCATGTTGCAGCAGGTGGCCATGCCAGAACCACAAACACCACCTCCAAGCCTAATCCCGATGATATCGCATCGAAGAAGTTTTCAGAAAACCGACAGGCAGATATCGATGCTGCCAACCAGGACTATCAGCAGGATGTGAACAACTGGGAAATGGCTCTCGCCCAGAAACAGGTATCTCAAGAGAAGTACGACCTCGCCATGCAGGCTCTGAAGACCCAGCATACCGCCAACATCCTCGCCATCGAAACCTCGTATAGCGAGCAGTCGCAGAATATCGGAATTGCGGATGGCGCAAAGAAGAAATCACTCCAGGATAAACAGCAGGCGAACCTCCGGGCTGCAGAACAGGCTCATTTCGAGCAGCAGGTTACGGTAGAACAGGCTTACCAGGATGCCCTGGCAAAGGTGATGGAGCAAGGGGAGACGCAGCAGGAACTGACCCTGGAGCAGCAACGCGACCAGAAACTGGAAGTTCTGAAGGGATATTATCAGGCTGCGCTCAACATGGCAAAGCAGAACGGGGAAGATACTGCACAGCTGGAGAAGGCATACAAGGATGTGCAGATTCAGATAGAGAAGGAATATATCACTAAACAAAAAGAACTGCTTGACGAACAGGACGAAAAGAAAAAACAAGCTAGGCAGGCTCTCGGTTTCGACCAGCAGAGCGAGTACGACCGACAACTGCAGCAACTGAAGCAGGCGCTCGATAACCAGTATATTACTCAGCAGGAACACGAGCAGAGAGTGCAGCAGCTGAAGAGAGAGTCCTTCATGAAGCAGGCTCAGTACTACACAGAACTCTTCAGCAATACCGTGACCGCGCTGCAGAATGCCGAGATGGCGAACGTAGACGCCAAGTATGATGCAGAGATTAAGGCTGCCGAGGGCAATACGGCACTCCAGGAGAAACTTGAGAAAAAGAAAGCCAACGAGAAACTGAAGATACAGAAAAAGTATGCCGACGTGAACTTCGCCATGCAGGTAGCTCAGATTATCTCGAATACTGCAGTATCTATCATGAAGGCATACAGCGAGTTGGGGCCGATTGCCGGAAGTATTGCTGCAGCCCTGATGGGTGTGACCGGTGCAGCCCAGCTTGCCGTGGCGAATGCTGAGCGCCAGAAGGTGAAGCGCATGACCCTTAACGGCTCAGCCAGCGGAACCAGTTCTGCCGGTACTCGTGTGGCAAGCGGTCGAGAGAGCGGAGGACGCATCGATGTAGAGCGCGAGCAGGACGGCAAGCACTTCAATGCCGAATACTCACCTGGTAAGCGAGGGTACGTAGATCGTCCTACCGTCATCGTGGGCGAGGGACCTAGAGGCAAGAGCAAGGAGTGGGTGGCATCGAATGCAGCCCTGGAGAACCCTACCATCGCTCCGCTCATCAACCTGATGGATGCAGCCCAGCGTGCCGGACAGATAAGAACCTTCGATATGAGCAAGTATCTGATGGCCATGCAGGGCAGGGCGCTGGGTGGAAGCATAGCACGCCAGTCTGCCCGGATCAGTCAGGAAATCGCTCCGGGAGGGGCAGATTTTTACGTCCGGACGCAGGAATCTGCGCATCGCGATGCAGGAAATGCTACGTCGGGACGCAATAATGATGAGCTTCTGGAACTGCTCAGAGAGCTTAGGAGAGACGGAATCCGCTCGTTTGTATCACTCTCGGATCTGGACGCCAAACAGGAACTGAGAAATCAGGCGAGAAAGTTTGCTAAAAAATAA